TATGTAACATCTATTTTCAAAAATATGATTCATGAATCATATGATTATCAATCAGTTATAAACATTCTTAAAGAAAAATCTAATAAAGAATATACTCAATTGATAATCACAGTCAATGATGATGAACATCAATTACAAAAGATGATCGAGTATATCAAGCAGAATTCTGATCCTGGTCATTCGTTTATAGCTATTGTTGACCCTGACGATTCAGAAGCTACTCAAAAGTTCTCCTTTGATGGAGATGGAGCTTTTCATATTGTAGAAATAGAAGTTAAAGAACCAGAAAAATAAACGAAGGAGAAACAAATGAAACCTATTGAACTGTACGAAAAAGTAAAAGAATTTTATCAAATTGGATTAGCATTTGGAGAAGAAGGAAAAATAGATTTACAAGATGGAGATTATAACAATAACATAATCAAGTGCTATTTTTTCATTCTTACTATGACTGCTGAAAAAACATGTACCATATCTTTCAATTGCAAAGCTACTCTCCGTTCTGTAGTTTCTGTAAGTCATTCTGTCATAAGTTTCTTACACAATGAACTAGAATTGAATGTTGAACTTGCACCTGGATTTTTCTATGTTGTTGATGAAGTAACAAAAGCAACTACCTTACATTTTGAACCGGAGGAAAATTAATGGCTAGACCTAAAAAAGTAAAGAACGAAGATGTTGAAGAAACAGAAGAATCAAAGAAACCTAAAAGCCTTATAGAAAGAATGAAAGCTAAATCAACAGCAACATCATTCATATTGAGTGATGATGAATTTCCCGTTAAACGATACATATCAACCGGGAACTATATGCTGAATGCTCTGATTAGTGCCGATCCTTTTCTAGGAGCACCTACAGGCCGATCCATTCAGCTTGCAGGGCAAAAGGGTGTAGGTAAAACTTTTGTCGGATTAGAGTTGATGAAGAATGCTCTTAACATTCACAAAGATTATATCGGACAGATTCTGGATAGTGAATTTGCAAACAACGATAACAGAGCACAAAGAGAAAGAGGATTGCCTACAGAACAAATTCTGTGGACAGGAATCGATACTATCGAAAAAACAAAAACAGAAATCATTACACAGCTTGATAATTTAGTAAAAGGTGACGATTGTGTAATGCTTATCGATTCAATAGGAATGCTTCCTTCAGAAAAAGAATTGATAGAATCCAGAACTACAGTAGCAGAAAAAAGAGATATGACCAGAGCACAAGCATTGAAGAGTTTGTTCAGAACTATTACTATGCCTCTTGGTTATAAAGATGTTCTTCTTGTTGCTATCAATCACGTATATGCAGCTACTGGAAGTTTCATTCCTCATGATGTTGTTGCTGGTGGTGGTGGTCCTGCTTATGGTACATCTATCATCGTTATCATGAGCAAGTCTGCTCTCAAAGATGGTGACGAAGTTGTAGGTTCTGTTATTAGAGCAAAGACAGAAAAGAATAGATTCGCTAGAGAGAAAGCTGAAATTAGATTCAATATCGAATTCTCTGGTGGTATAAATCTTTACAGTGGACTTCTTGAATTTTGTATAGACGAAGAACTGCTGGTAGTTCCAAAAGGTGGAATGCCAAAGAGTGGAGATATTCATAAAGTAAAAGAATTTCTCTTCAACGGAAAAGCAGATAAAGTTCTTAAATATGCACAGCTTACTCCTAAATTTTGGGAATGGTATTTACATGATGGAGGACTTGCTGATATATTAAGAGAACATTTCAAGTATTCAACAATAGCAGATCAGATAGATGACGATGAGTTCGATCCTATATTGTTAACAGAGTAACGAGATTGGTGAAAATCCGATCATATTCCACAAGCTTCCTGGGGGAACCATGAGAAGCAAGGGAGAAACAACATGAGCAAAGCAGACGAATTGCTATTAGAAAATCAAGAATTGGAAGTCAAAGAGCGCAAAGCTCAAATGGTGTACAGTGAAAAAATGTTGGCAGTATCGCTTCATGGCGATAAGATGGAACAAGCTCGAAGAGGAGTAGAAATTTGTTTGCAAATTTTGAGAATCGAAAATCACAGTCTCGCAGACAGAACTAAACATATTCCTGATGAACTTAGAAATTTAGCAATCACTAAAGCTAAAGAATTTCTTAATGAATTAAAACCATTCAAAGATTTGACTGCGTAACAATCATCCCAAAGAAAAGCTAGATAAAGTTATATATTTATCTAGCTTTTCAGTTTTTTATAAATAATATTGTTATGAATATCAAACCTTATCAGGAGAATATACAATGAATAATTTTGCGGCAATGTTAAAAGTTTTAACAGAGAAAAAAGAAGAGGAATCTAAATGTGATGTTTGTAAAAAATGTAAAGCTACTAAAGAAGTTAAAGTAAAAGGTAAGACAAAAAATCTATGTCCGTCTTGTGCAAAAGAATGCAAAGCTCCATTGAAAGAAGCAGAAGAAACTCCAGAGAAAAAAGAAAAGGTTGACTATTCTGATAAGAGTATTTCTCAGTTAGCAAGTATTGCTAAAAAGGATTGGGGCAAGGTTTACTATTCTGCCGTTCCTTATCTGAATGCTATGAGAAGTCTGGAAAAGATTACAGACAAATATGAAGCTGATTCTGGACGTTCAGTTGTTGCATATTTCCTGGCTAATGCAACTCAATGGAAAGGTGATGTAGCAAGAAACGTCAAGAAGGAACTGAACAAAAGATTAGGAGGTAAGAAGTAATGTCAAAACATGATGAAATTTATAAAGTTTTAACTGAACATGTTATATCTGGATTGACATTTATCGAAGCTCTCTATACTGGTAAACGATATATTAGATGTCCGTATAACAATCTTTCGAAGCGTAGAACTGGATATGCAGAATTCGATACACAAGTGGATTCGTTGCATGAACTAACAACCCTTCACGATTCAGAGTTTGTAGGATCGGATTGGCAAGCATCTGACACGGAGGGATTTGAAGACCATGTACACCAACAATTTCGATAAGACCTTAAAAATATTAACCGAAAAGAAAGTAGTCCTTACTCCAGGAACTAAGGTTCAAGTATCTGGTGGAAGTGGACTTGATTCAGATAAAAAAGGTACAATTGTTGATCGTAGTAAGATCAAAACAGACAACAAAGGTATCCCTACGAATTGTGAAGGTAACTATAAACCCGTTGATTGGGATAAAGAAGTTGCTATCAAACTCGACAACGGCAAGTTCATTACTATGTTCAAGAACAGAGTAAAAGTTATCTCCGAAGCAAATAAGAATGATGATGAATATGGCGATTGGAAAATGCATCGTGACAAAGATGAAGCATTGGGCCGTAGGAACGATGAAGAGCATAAGAGTACGTGTACCATTGCCATAGAAAAAGATAGCTCTACAGGGGAATTTAGAGTCCCTGCGGAGGATGGTTACGAAGACGGAGCATCATATACTGATGATAAGAATGATGCTATTAAAACTTGTAAGAAAAGATATGGAAAAGACTGTGTGATAAAGTTCAGATCGGTTCCAGAATTTGTTGGTGGTAAGTATGAAAAATATCGTCCTGGAAGCAAACTTGCTCCCAAAAAGAAAGGAAAGAAATGATGAAAAACAATTTCGATTCATTGCTTGAAATATTCACAGAAGCATTAGAAGCAGATACCAAATGGAAACCACCCAAAGATTTGTTCACTAAATCTGCTGGAGCTATAGTATCCGGTCTTGTTGCTGGTCATGGTGGAGATATTGGCAAGTCAATCAAGTCTCTCACTTTCTATATGAATCGTGCTGGAGATAAACTTACAAATGTTGGAGCATTAGAAGAAGCAAAAGCTAAACTCGAAAAACGTTTAGAAAGAGAAAAGAAAAAAGAAAAGAAGTAATCCCGCCAAAAAAGAATAGACTTTTAAACAAAACGGACTTATACTAAGATTATGATAAAGTATAAGTCCATTTCTGTTTTTAAGGAGTTTATTCGATGTTCCTATTAAGATGTAATGGATACAAAGTTTGCACCAATAAAACTTGTAGACATATAGTTCCTCATAACGATATACAAACAAATCAATGTGATCCTGGCTCTTGTTGTTATATGGGGCAGGACTACGAATATTCAGAAGAAATTTGGTGTGATTATAAAGGTCAAGGTTGTAGTTTCGAAGATGATTGTACGAAACGAAATCAAGAAATACATACTTACGGCTATTATAAATACTTTGTATTCTTAGACAAATTTACTAAAGAGCTTGGAGAATAAATGCTGTTAAATAGTTTGCTTAACTCTCTAGTTACTAATCATAACTTTTTTGGAGAAGTGTTTCCTTTTTTAAAGGCAGAATATTTTACCAAAAAGACAGATAGACTCATTGTAGAAGCTATTCTAAAGTATCATCTGAAATATAACAAAGCTCCTAGTTTTGCTAATATCAGACTTCAGTTAGATACTGATTATGATATATGTCAAGAAGATACAACAGAGCTATTCAAACGACTAAAAGAGATTGAAAAATTCAAAGACCTTCCTGACTTAAAAGCTTTGATAGATCAGACTGAACAATATTTCAAAGATAGAGCTTTAGAAAAAGCTATCAATGAAAGTATTGAGATCATAGAAAAGAATGGTAATAGAGGAGAAATAGAAACAAAGATAAAAGATGCACTGTCAATAGCATTCGTTACTAGACTTGGGCATGATTATTGGAACGATGTTCATGAACGAATGCTATGGTATGAAAAAGAAGATCAGAAAATACCATTGAATGTTATTAAGATGAATGAAGCTATTGGTGGTGGTTTAGTCAGAAAAGCTATGTTCTGTTTTATGGCAAATACTAATGTGGGGAAATCAATCATTGGTAGTCACTGTGCTTCCTCTTTAGTTACGGCAGGGCATAATGTTTTGCTTTGTTCAGGCGAAATGTCCGAACAAGAAATGTTGAAAAGACATGATGCAAATATTCTTGATATCAGTATTGATACTCTCGGTCCTTCTTTAGATAAAGCATTGTTCAAATCGAGATTCAAAACAGCCTGTGATAAACCTCATGGGATATTGATTGTAAAAGAATTTCCTACTGGAACTGCTAATGCAAATCATATAAAGAAATTGATACACGAAGCATGGACAAAAAAGAAGATTAAGTTTGATGTTGTAATTTTAGATGGTCTGAATAACTTTGCTTCATATAAAATTCCTGCTTCACAAACAGGAACATCCTTATATGTAAAATCCGTAGCAGAAGAAAATAGAGCATTATGTATGGAAGAAGATTTTGCATTATTGACATTTGCTCAATTCAACAGAGGAGCTAAAGGCAAACAAGATAAAGCAGACCTGGAAGATGTCGGGGAAGCATATGCTATATCTCAAACAGTAGACTTTGCTGGTTCTATGTTGCAGACAGACGAGTTAAGAGAACAAGGAAAATATCTGATAAAGAATTTGAAAACTAGATTCGGAAAAAATAAAGGAGTGATCTATACTATAGGTATAGACTATGACAAAATGAGACTAACTAATCTTGCAGAAAAAGATCAAGAAATTCCTATGCATATAAGAGATCAACTTGCTTATCAGAAACAACTGGAAGAGTTAAAAGAGGAATCAAATTTTCTGGAAGATGCTGATTATTCTGGAACATAAATAAAGAAAACAAAGGAGTTTCTATGAAAAGTATAAGAACAAAAACACATTTAGTAGAACGATTGAACGATCCTGCTTTAATCAAAGGTATTAAGCTGAACGAGTCTGAAGAGTTAAGAATACTCCTTCCTAATCGTAGTGTGCTTATCATCAAAGATGGATATGTAACAATAGGAAAATAAGGTAAAAATTTCTTTTTATATAAATAATACTATAGAACATATGAGTATAAGGAGAAATTGTGAAAATTGGAATAATCTATAAGTGTACAAATTTGACTAATGGAAAAATTTATATAGGCAAAACTATACATAAAAAGCCACGGATTTACTTTAAGATACATATCAATAATGCTTTACGCAATAGAGATAATAACAAAAGAATATTCTATAAAGCAATTAGAAAATATGGTGTAGAAAATTTTAAATTTGAAATAGTCGAAGAAGGAATATTAGAATCCCAACTTTCTATTAGAGAAATATATTATATAAACTATTATGATTCATATCATCATGGTTATAATATGACCGAAACATCTACTGGTGGCGATCAAGGTAATAAAAAAGGCCAAACTTGGAATGAAATGTATGGAATAGAACGAGCAACCGAAATTCGTATAAAACACCATAATACTAAAAAGACCAGAGATTATACAGAAGCAAATAAAGCACGAAGTAAATTTTCTAAAGGCAAAACCTATGAAGAAATATACGGAAAAGAAAACGCAGAATCATTAATAAAAACACGAACAGAAAGATCGTCATTGAAAGAATTTTGGCAAAATTCTTCCGAAGAAGTATTAAACAAAGCAAAATCTATTATAGGCAATGCTGTTAGTAAAAAAAGAAAAGGACATACATACGAAGAAATACATGGAGAAGAAAAAGCCAAACAACTTAAAAGTATAAAATGTTTATTGTTTTTGGGAAACAAAAATCCTAAAGCAAAATCATATAAACTAATCAACAAAGAAGGAACTGTATATTTTACTGATTGTCTAACAATATTTTGTAAAGAACATAACTTATCATATCAGATATTGTTGAAATTTGGGTTAAAAATATCAGGCCCAATATTAAACATTCGCACAAGAACAGAAATATCTACAAATACTTGCGGATGGCAAATCATCCCATTAACGAAAGAAGAAATAAATGATCCTAATTGACGAAAGCCATCTCTGGCACAGATCAGTACATCCAAATAAGAATATGATTTTAGAAAACATAAATTTTTGTGCTCATACTACACTGTCAATGATACTGAATGTATCAAAACAGTTTGGAGCATCAAGAAAAAATCCTCTAGTTATATCTGTCGATTCAAAACCTTCCTGGAGACATAAATATTACGAAACCTTTTCTGCTGATATTCCTGGATATGAAGGACTTGCATATAAAGGGCACAGAACAAAAGACCCTATGTTTGATTGGGAAGGAATGGATATCATTCATAAAGATATTCTGGAAGCTTTAAAACTGTACAGTGATTTCTATGTAATAGATGTAAAATATGCAGAAGCAGACGATGTTATAGCTGTACTGGCACAAGAAGTAATAGATGATCCTTATTATATAGTATCTTCCGATAAAGATTTCAAACAACTTCAACGACACAATGTTCATATCTTCGATCCTATCAAAGGAATATTTCTACCAGAGATTGATGTAGAACATTTCAAGAAGATTCACTTTATGATAGGAGACAAATCAGATAATATTCTTGCCATAAAACCAAAGATTGCAGAAAAAACAGCAGAGAAACTTTATCCTGAATTAGAAACTCTATTAGCAACTATTCCTGAGATGAGAACGAAATACGAATTCAACAAGAAATTAATAGATTTCGATGAGATTCCATGCTACATTAGAGATAAGATCAAAAAAGAAACAGAAAAGCAAACACACTCTTTCGATGCTGCAAATTTGATGAAGATGTTTAGAAAGTATGAATTAGCAAATTTAACTGAAAGAATCTCAGAGTTTAAGTTGTATGATAAAGAAAGAACAACTCCTATGATTAGTCAAATCAAACAACAAAAATCTACTGAAAATTACATAGACGATTGCCTGGATGGTTTTTTTGTAGATGAATGAAAAAAGAATAGACTTATAAGAAAAGATATGAGATCATAAAAGTATAGAGGTACACATGAATATAGTTCAAGAATTAAAAACACAAATCGTAGACTTACAATTTCATCTTAAACGTATACAAGATGAGTGTTCGCATCCAGTAATAGCTTTAACTAAAACACACCATTCAGATACTGGCAATTGGTGTAGAAGTGATGATAGATATTGGACTACGTTTAACTGTGGACTTTGTGAAAAAACATGGAACGAAGAGGGAAGTAAATGATACTAACTAACTTAATCGATGATATAGAAAACAGAGCAGCAAGACTTCATTCTTATATCGAAGCAATTCTGGAATACAAAGAAGAAAAGAACATAGATGATTTTGAAGATATTACTGAACAACTCAATGCGTCTCTTATAGAAAAAGTAAAAATGGAATTCAAACTTAAGCATTATTTTCCAGAAGAAACTTTCTCCAATCCAGACGGATTTTTTGAAGAAGAACCTGAAGAAGAATAGATTTTTAAAAGTATAAATAATAGTATAGAAGTAATCGTTTAGATTGCTCAATCACGCTGCATTGGCAGCATCAAAAAGGAGTAACATTATGGGACAAAAATTTGCGTTTGATTACACACCCTCCAAAGAACAGATGGTAAAAGACGAAGAAAACAAGAACAAGTTCACCAAAGACGAAAGATTCTGGAAACCCACCAAAGACAAAGATGGTAATGCTTCTGCTGTAATTCGTTTCCTTCCTGACATGGAAGGTATTCCACTCATCAAATTCAGTGATCACTCTTTCGAGTATACCATTGGAACAAACAAAAAGAAGTACTGGAAGAATTGTATTAGCGATTTCGGATGGGACAGAGAATGTCCGATCTGTCTGAAAAATGCAGAATACTGGAAATCAGATTTCGAAAAAGATATCAAGATTGCCAAGTTACGTAAACGTAAATATCATTTCATTTCAAACATTTTCGTAATCAAAAATCCTCTTCACCCTGAAGATGAAGGTAAAGTTTTTCTTTACAACTACGGACAAAAGATTTATGAGAAGATCAAAGAAAAGATCACTCCTTCTGATGCTATCAAAGCTCTTGGAGAGTATGTAGAGTTTTATCCTTACGATCTTTACACTGGTGCAAACTTCACTTTGCTCATTTCAAAATCTGGTCCTAATCCCGAAGAAGTAGATTATGCTGCATCTACTTTTGCATTGCAGTCAGCTTTCTTGAAAGGTGACGATAAAAAGATTGAAGCAGTAATGGCACAAACTTCATTGCTTTCTGAGTTTACTGCTATCGACAAGTATCCTACAAACGATGCAGTTATTAAGTTGATCGGACCTGTACTTGGTATCCTGGCATCCGAAGAACCTGATGAACCCGATGAACCTGATGCTGGTGGTTTCTTAGATGAGCCAGAATCTCCTGCTCCTGAAGAGGATGTTCCTCACTTTCCTTCTCCCGCAGCAGAAACTCCCGCAGAAGAAAGCGGTATCCAGTTAACCGCTGAACAACAAGAAGATAAGGATTTCTTCGACAAGCTTCTTAAAAAGTAAACAGAAAATATCATAATAGAAAAAAGGTCATTGAGAAATCGGTGGCCTTTTTCTTTTTATAAATAAAAGAAAACTTTAAGGTTTCTCATGGCAACTACACAAACACCCGTAATTTACTATTGGGATGTCTCCAAAAAATCAATCAATCCTTTGAACAATAAGGATATTGCAGTATTGAACAATGCTCAAGCTATTCTTGAATCTATCAGCAATATTCTTCAAACAGGATTATATACAGTTCTTTGGAGTCCAGACGAAGGAATAGACTTAGATAAATATCTGTTCGAACCAATAGATAATATTACTGCTATGCAAATTCAACAAGACATCATCTATGGATTGGATTTATATGAGCCTAGAGTTAAGAATGTA